TTACAAAATAATTAAGGGATAAATGGGTTTATTTGCTTTTAAGCGAATAAGGGAAAAAGAAGCCGTTAAAAAGGCGGCTTCTATTCCTACTAAAACAAAAAAACGTAAAACAAAATTAAAGGTCGAAAATGGCGATAACAATAGTCGCAACAGCAGGCAGCGCAACAGCAAATAGTTATTTAACTCTCGATGATGCTAACGCGATTATCGAAGGACTTGTTCTTGATGATGATGTTGCGGCTTGGGATGGTTCGACAACAGATAATAAAAACCGCGCCTTATACACAGCTACACTTCGTATAGATCGCGAAAGGTTTTTAGGAGCAAGAGCAACAGATACACAGGCTTTGCAATGGCCGCGAACAGGAGTTAGAAAACCTGATACTTATGTAAATACATATGCTGTCGGATTTCCTTTTCGCATTTCCACAGATTATTTTACAGATACAGAAATTCCAGATCAGGTAAAAAGAGCGCAGGCAATATTAGCTGTTTATCTAAATAATA